CTAAAACAATGGAAGTAAGCGATATAATATTTTTAAAAGAAGATAACGAAAGAGTTTGTAACATTTGTCAATGGGATTATATTCCTATGGATAGTGGTAGTGGAGTTTGTTCTACTTGTGCAGAAAATAGATTTAATGATAAGATATGGACAAAAAAAGAATATGAACTATGGCAAGTAGATAAATTAATTACTTGTGCAAATGGTTATGTATATAATAAAATTTAAAACAACTAAAACTATGGATAATTGGGAAAAAGATGTTTGGAAAACAATACAAGAAATATTAAAAAAAGAAAAATCTTATGAAAAGATTTATTGGAAAGCAATAAACAATAAAAACAAAAACAACTAAAACTATGGAAACAAAATTACAAAGATATTTTAATGGAGATTTAAAAAAATGTGAAAAAATAATGGATTGGGCAACTAGCGATAAGACAAGCATAAGGTTTAATTACAAAATAAATGCTTGGAATATTCTAGCCGATATTTGTTCAAGACATTTTAGTAATGAAGATTGGTGTTGGTCAGATGTAATTGAGCATTGGAAAGATGAAGATATAATTGAAGTAATACAAGATTACAAAGCATTAGAGATTAATAAAAACAAAAACAACTAAAACTATGGAAAACTTAATAAAAAAACTAGATAAATGTAATACTAAAATTCAGTTTAGAATTATGTGCGACCAAAAAGATTATAAAAAATATCTTGAAGATACTGATGTATATTACAACATACACCCACAAGAATTAATTGATTTAAACTCTACCTTAGAAATATTAGACAAAAATAATGTTAACTACGATTTGGTATTAGAAAGATTTATTGAGGACAAACAAGACATTCAATACGATTGGATAGAAGAAAACAATAACCTAAACAACTAAAACTATGAAAGAAAAAAGAATAGATAATTGGGGAGTGTTTGTGGAGAACGAACAACTAGAAACTTATGAAATAAGATTACCTCACAAGTTAGCCCAAAAGGTGTGGGACTTTATAGAGAACTCCGATAAACACGATTTAATAGGAGAGAATACAAATGGAAACTTAAATTGGTAAAACTATGGAAAAAAAACAAATTAAATATGCAATATATTTTAACTATCAAAAAGCGTGTTGGGGGACTGCACCAAGAGAATTTGAAGCAATAACTAATAACCCTGAGAAGTGGTTAGAGGAACATAATGAAAGCCGAATAGCTGAAGGAAATGAAGCTGAAGAATTATGGATGTTTGACATAGAAGAAGTAGGGGCAGAATATATTTATAAAGATTAAAACTATGGAAAGACACGACTACGAATTAAAACAAAGAGAGGATAGCCAATACGAAGTAAAAGCTGAAAGTGTTTGTGCAACAAAATTTACTGCCAACATACTCTTTGAATACAAAGGAAAAGAATATATGGCTTGGGGAATACTTGAATGGGGTGGAGAACTAGGCGATAGCTATGGAGTGGACTTAATTAACGGGGGAGAGGTCAATGAAAGCAACCCGTTATTTGACTCTCTGCACGAGATTTCTAAAGATTTGCTAGAGAATTTCAATATTACAAGAGAGAATTTAGAGTGGGAATAGCGTTTAAACATACTCTAAATAATTAACGGATTAAATATTTTTTTTTACCAAATATTATCCATACATTTGCTTATTAAAAAATTAATAATGAATTGCAAGAATTGTGATAGTAAAAACCTAGAGACACTCCAAGATGACTATAAAGGAGAGTATGCGGTTATTACCTATCAATGTTTAGATTGCAATTATAAAACAACCAACTATTATGACATTAAATATACCAATACTCACGCCTTTTATAAAAAGAATCAAAAGGAAAGGGTCGCATAAAAACTTTATATCCGACCGCACTTATGAGATACATAATAATATCGTCCGTTCATTACTCTCGATAAATTTGGAGACCCCAATCGAAGTCCAGCGAAATTTAAGAAGACGCAAAGGGGAAAAAAATAAGTTTATAATTTGCAAAATATCAGAGGAAGATTTACATTTACTTACCGAGACTAAAAGCAAAATGAAGCTAGTCAAAAAATATAGGAGAAGATTAATTTTACTTAACACTTAGATATGGAAGGAATAATGGCAGAAGTATATCGACATGAAATTGGGGCTTTACGCAAAAGATGTGATGAGGTCTTAAAAGAATTAGAGATAATCCAAGAGGATTCTTTAAACTTAACCTCTAAACAAAAAGAGGTTTTAGAAAAAGCAATTAACTTACTAAAAGAAACACAATGAAAAATTATATATTCAAACAATACGCTGACAATATATGTGAGCATTTAGATATAGACACGGAAGAATTGTTTGCTAGAACGAAAAAACCGCAGGTAGTAGAAGGGAGACAGCTCTTATATTTTCTTTGTAATATAAAAAGACAAATGGGATTAACTGAGATTTCTTCTTACGCAGAGAAGTTAGGGTTAAATGAGGACGCAAGTAATGTGCGAAGAGCAATAGAAAAAGTAAAGGAGAAACTAAGTGATGACCCTGACTATGTATATATTATAAAGAAACTTGAAGAAATCCAATTATAATACATTAGACGAGGTGTTTAAACAAGCTCGAAAAGAACAAGGAAGTGTAAAGCTAGACGGCTTAGGTTATAAGGCGTCAATCTTTTTAGGGGTTAAAATTTCGAGAGATAATTTAAGCGGGGAAGTTAAGATATACGACCCAATTAAAAGTATAAATTATTATGTAGAGATAGAAGAAGAGCAGTATGAATCGTTTAAACAACTTGGGTGGAGAAAAGCAGTAATAGATTTATCTCTTTTGAAATACAAAGATAAGTTAGATAGAATTAAAGAGTCAATAGGAAGGGAGATGAATGGAAATAGAAGCCCTAAAAGATTAAGGATATTAAAAGAATCAAGAGAGCAGATTTTAAGAAAGTATTATAAGCTCTTACAAAAATAAACAACAACTAAAACTATAATTATGAATAAATCTAAAACAACAACCAAAGCAAAAGTGCAAACTACTTGGGAAGTATTGTCTGCCGTAGATGTGAGTCAGCACACCGAAAAAAAAGGTAATTTGACTTACTTGTCTTGGGCGTGGGCGTGGGCAGAGGTTAAAAAACGATTCCCTAGTGCAACCTACACTATATATAGAAACCCTCATACCAATCAACAATGGGATTATCAAGAGGGTGTGGGGTATATGTGTTCAACTAGCGTAACAATAAAAGAAGAAACATTAGAGATGTGGCTTCCTGTTATGGACTTTAGAAATAAATCTATGCTTTCGAACGCCACGACATTTGATATAAATAAAACCTTAATGAGATGTTTAACTAAAAACTTAGCAATGTTTGGTCTTGGTCATTACATATATGCGGGAGAAGATTTACCTAACTCTAGTGCTGACAATTTAACAACAGCACCACCCGTTGTAAAAAAGAAAGCGGTAGCTACTAAGCCCTCTAAAAAAACAATGACTGACGAAGAGTATCCGAAGATATTAAAAGGTGCAAAGCAATACCAAAAAGAAGGATTAAAAGAAGATGAGATTCTAAATAAATTATTTGAAGTATATCTGCCCGACCAAAAGTATGTTCAAAATTTAAGAAAGGATTTGTATGGAAAATAAAAAAATTATAGAGAAGTTAAGAATTGATGAACACTACTACGGAAAGTTTGGTCAGCAGTATTTATCTAACTCCGATATCAAAGTGTTAACTAGTGAGCCAAAAAGGTTTAGAGCCAAAGTGGAAACTAATAACGCACTTGAAGAGGGCAGATACTTTCATCAGCTTATATTAGAGCCACATAAGGCAAAAGACTTTCCAATGGTTGAAGCTAGCACACGCAACTCTAAGGACTATAAAGATTATTTAGAGAAAAATAAACTAGATTTTTGTTTAAAAAAATCAGAAGCCGATTTAATAAAAGAATGTGCAGATTGGTTTATGAATGAAGATAATAACGCTACAAAATCCTTAAGAGAATTAATATTTAGCTTTGAAGCATTACACGAAGAGCCAACCATAGCTGAGCTACATGGTCATAAATTTAAAGCGAAAGCAGATGTAATATGTAAGGATATTATTATCGACCTTAAAACAACAAGTAAAAATGTTGCGAATATAAATAGATATACATTTGATGAGTATGGATATAGCTCTCAAGCGTATGTGTATCAAAAACTTTTCGGCATGCCAATATGTTTTGTGTTTATAGGCAAAACAAAAAAATATTACGGCACAAAGCCACAAGAGTTTTATTATGATGTAGCCATCATAAATCCATCTGAGTCCACGCTACAAAGCGGGGAACAAAAGGTGCAAGAAGCCCTATTAATATATGATAAATATTATGGGGAGAATGCTGACTCTAATATAGAGGAAGCGGTAATTAAAAAAGAAGTTTAACATAAATTAATAACAATGTCAAAGACAAGAAAAGTAGTTAGCACTACTAACATAAGTATCAACATAGACAAGATACCAAAAGACAAAATTGTCAAAGGAGAAAAAGGAAGTTATGCAAACATAACTATACTTAACTTTGATAGTGATGACGAGTATGGTAAAAACTCTACTGCTGTCGTTTCTAAAACGAAAGAAGAAAGAGAAAGTGATACGCCTACTACCTATTTAGGAAATGGGTGGTATAATAAGAAAGAGGAAGAAGATAATCCTTTTTAATTTTTAGTTTAACTAAAGGGGGGAAGTGGTTTATAAGTTAGTTTTCATATTGTAACCCCCCTTTTTTTTATTTATCATTGGAGACACAAGTAACAATTTTTCAGAACATTAAGACAACCGATACACCTTTTTATAAGAGTGTATTATATATACTGAATAGGATAAAAGAGGGTAGGTCTAAAGATTTAGTTAAAAAAATAAGGAATGAAAAAGATAAGACCCAACGAAATGAGTTGAAAAAAAGTTTACCCGCTATTTGTTTTTCAGGTAAGTTTAAAAAAAGAGCGGACAATTCTATTGAAGAGCATAGCGGATTAATATGTTTAGATTTTGACGGGTATAAAAAGAAAAAAGATTTACTTGAAGACAAGGAGAATTTTCAAAAAAATAAATTTGTGTTTTCCGTTTTTGTTTCGCCATCAGGGAATGGGTTGAAAGTATTGGTAAAAATTCCCCACGATATAGAAAACCATACTAAATATTTTAACTCTTTAAAGAAAGAATTTAATTCTATTTACTTTGACACTACCACCAAAAACATTTCAAGAGTTTGTTATGAAAGTTATGACCCTTTGCTTTTTGTAAATGAAACTTCTTCAGTATGGGAAGAAATAGAAGAGGAAGAGTATAAAGAAAAAAGCACTATAAAAGATACCCCAATATTAAAAATACAAGATGAAAATAAAATTGTAGACATATTAGTTAAATGGTGGAAAGAGAAGTACCCTATGACAGAGGGACAGCGAAATCATCATGTATATATTCTAGCAATGGCGTTTAATGATTTTGGAATAGGAAAAAATTTAGCTTCATTTATATGTAATCAGTATTCATCGCAAGACTTTTCTCAAAAAGAAATTGAAACAACTATAAACTCAGCGTATAGTAATACGCAAAATTTTAATACTAAATTTTACGAAGATAGCGAAACAATAAATGAAATAAAGCAAAGACTAAAAAGAGGGGAGACTAAAAAGCAAATAAAAAAAGATTTAAAAAAGGGAGAACTAGACGGAGAGACCATTGATGCGGTAGTGGAAAAAGCAGATGAGGACGGAGACCTAAAGTTTTGGTTTAAAAATGAAAAGGGAACAATTAAAATTATACCCATCCTGTTTAAACAATACCTAGAGGATAATGGTTTCTATAAATATTGCCCTGAAGCTAGCAAGAACTATGTGTTTGTAAAAGTAACAAACAACTTAATAGACCACACAAGTGAAAAAGAGATAAAAGATTATGTTTTAGACCACCTGTATTCATTTGAAGATGTGTCAATATATAATTACTTTGCAGACCAAACACGCCTGTTTAGAGAGGAATTTTTAACTCTTTTGTCTACTATTGATATATATTTTATAGCCGACACGAAGAGCTCATCATACTTATATTATAGAAATTGTGCTGTTCAAGTTACAAAGAACGAAGTAAGAGCAATAGACTATCTAGATTTAGGTGGGTATGTGTGGAAAGACCATGTGATAGATAGAGTGTATAAAGAATGTGAGATAATTGAGTGCGATTATAGTAAGTTTATAAGAAATATATGTGCACAAGACGATACTCGTGTAACCTCTATGGAGTCAACTATAGGGTTTTTAATGCACGCACACAAGAATTTATCTTATTGCCCAGCAGTAATTTTGAACGATGAAGTTATCTCAGACAATCCTGAAGGTGGAACGGGAAAAGGAATATTTATGAACGCACTTTCTCATTTAAAAAAATTAGTAACCATAGACGGAAAAGCATTTACTTTTGAAAGAGCGTTTGCTTATCAATTAGTTTCTGCCGACACTCAAATACTATGCTTTGATGATGTTAAAAAATATTTTGATTTCGAAAGATTGTTTAGTGTGGTTACAGAGGGGCTAACATTGGAAAAGAAAAATAAAGACGCTATTAAAATTCCCTTTCATAAATCTCCAAAGATTGCTATAACAACAAACTATGCTATTAAAGGAGCGGGAAATTCTTTTGCGAGAAGAAAGTGGGAGTTAGAGTTACATCAGCACTATACAAAAAAATATACACCACAAGATGAATTTGGGAGATTATTCTTTGGCGATTGGGATGATGATGAGTGGTGTGTGTTTGATAATTATATGATAGGTTGCTTACAATTATATCTAAAAAAAGGATTGATACAAAGCGAGTTTGTTAATTTAAAGATAAGACAACTATCCGCAGAGACATCTCACGATTTTATAGAATGGTGTGGACTATTAGAAGGTGGAGAGCCAAATCAAAAATTAGAACCTGAGATGAGGATATATAAAAACGAAATGTATTTTGATTTTATTAATGAATACCCTGATTACGCACCTAAATCCAAAATGACTATCAGTAGAATTAGGTTTTATAAATGGCTACACTCTTATTGTATTTACAAGACAGGTCAGCCAGCTTTAGAGGGGAGGGATACAACAGGGAGATGGTTTACTATTACATACAAGGATGAGGCGGAACAAGAGATAGACCAAGAAGAAATGCCGTTTTAAGGGGGTGTATAGGTATTAGGAGGTAGGAGAAAGTCTCTTAGAACGCTTCCTACGAGGTCAAATTTTAAAAAATATATGAATTTTAGAGAATATCAAGTAAAAATTATAAAAAATGCAGTCAGCGTTCTTAATCGTTATCAGTTCGTTTATCTATCTATGCAGGTTAGAACAGGTAAAACTTTAACAGCTATGGGGGTGGCTCAAAAACTAAAGATTAAGCGTATGCTTTTTGTAACAAAGAAAAAAGCTATCTCCTCTATAGAGCTAGACTACACGAAGCTCAATCCTAAATATGAGTTAGTTGTTATTAATTACGAAAGTCTACACAAGATTGAAGGGAAATTTGATTTTATAGTGTTAGATGAAGCTCATAGTATGGGGGCTTATCCTAAACCTAGTAAAAGAACTAAAATGGTTAAAGATATTATATCTAAAAACAAACCTTATGTAGTTTTAATGTCAGGGACTCCTTCTCCTGAATCATTTAGTCAGCTTTATCATCAGGTGTATGGATGTCCTCACAATCCTTTTAATGTATTCACTAACTTTTATTCATTCGCTAGGGTGTATGTAGATGTAATGCCTGTTAAGATTGGGAGCTTGACTCATAATGATTATTCGCACGGTAAAGAATCCATATTGCACGCACTACAACCCTATATGATTTCTTATACTCAAAAAGAAGCGGGCTTTAAAGTAGAGACAATAGAGCAAATTAAAAAAGTAAAGATGAGTGATTTAACTTATGATATAATTAAAAAGTTAAAGAAAGATAAAGTGTTTGAAGGGAGAGAAGAAGTAATATTGGCAGACACAGGAGTAAAGTTAATGTCTAAAATTCATCAGCTATGTTCAGGGACTATTATATTTGAAAGCAATAAAGCTCAGGTGCTAGACCATACCAAAGCTAATTATATAGCTTCAGAGTTTAAGAATAAAAAGGTGGGTATTTTTTATAAGTTTACCGCAGAGTATAAAGCTCTAAAGGATATCTATGGAGACAAACTCACTAATGATATACAAGAGTTTAAAGAAAGCGATAAGTCTATAGCTTTGCAAATTGTCAGCGGAAGAGAGGGGATAAGTTTAAAGGAAGCAGAATGCTTAATCTATTATAATATTGATTTTAGTGCATTAAGTTATTGGCAATCTCGTGATAGAATGACAACCAAAGACACTAAAACAAATAAAGTATATTGGATATTTGCAGAGGGAGGGATAGAAGATAGGATATATAAGGCTGTGTCTAAAAAAAAGGATTACACACTGCGACACTTTAAAAAAGATTTATTAAGTTTATAATTATGAAAGAACAAAAATTAATAGAGATGATGAACAAGCTTAACAAGCTTGACGAAATCATGCAACAAGTAATACAGGAAATGTACAACCTTAAAAACCTATCAGTAGGAACATTAGAAACAATTAAAAGAATGCCCCAGTATGATAAAGCTTTAGATAAGCTAAAAAAAGAATCAGAGAAACAAAAAAAAGAAGCAACTAAAACAACTAAAGATGATAAATAAAAACGAATTACTCTCCGTGTGCTGTGGTTATTATCCTATTGGCGAAATCGATAAGTATAACACAGGAAGATGTTCTCACTGTCACGAGGGGACAAGTTTTGAAATTATAAATGATTAATATGGAAAATAAAAGAAAGCCTCCTAAAAAGAAATGGACTATCGTTGATGATGTCTATGTAATTGAAGAGTTAATGAATCGATATAGTTATGAAAAGACAGACTCGTTATTAGAAAGGATATCTTCGGATATCGACACGACCCCAGAGTCATTAAAAATGCGAATCCAAAATTATATAGCTGTTTTAACGGAAGCGGAAGAGGGATTGTCAAATGTAGCTCAAGCCTCGAGACAAGCAATAATAAAAGCTTATAGAAAATACAGCCAACTAGATTTATATAATAAATTAAAAGATTAATTTTGTATAATGACCGAACAGCAAATTCAAAAAAAGAAAATTGATGAGTTAGAAATGTTAGGTTATTATGTTATAAAATTAATAAAGACAAACAAAAATGGTATCCCGGATTTAGTTGCTCTGCATCCGACCGAGGGGGTGAAGTTTTACGAGGTTAAAACTCCAAAAGGAAAAGTATCTGCCCTTCAAGAATACCGTATAAAAGAATTAAAAGAATATGGATATACCACGCAAATTATCAGGGAATGAATATTACTACGAAATGGAGGAAACTTTTTTAGAAGAACTAGAGCTATTGCCTCCTATATATAGTGCGGCTATAATAATGAAACTCGATATGTTAGCCACTCAGATATATAAAGAGAACAGAGAGTCTAAAAATTTTAAGAGATTTGGTCTGGTAGCTGGAGTAATAGCTAAACACAACCCTTTATATTTTAGCGTAGAATTTTTAAACTCTAAGTCTATGCACCCTTTATTTTATAAATTTGAAATAATTGATGTGGATGATTACTTAGATTATATTAACTTAAATCAAACTATTGACCATGGAAATGATACAAATCCAAAAACTATTAATAAAACTATTTGATAATGACTTTACTTTGCCGGGCAGAGACAGAAATAATGTTTATCAGCGTGCGGTATATTATAAGTTATGTCGTGATTTTACCCGCTCTTCCACTATAGATATAGGCAAATCAATTAGACGTGACCATGCTACTGTCTTACATGGGTTAAAACTTTTTTTAAACCTTACTTTATGGAAAGAGGAAAAATACCTGGAAGTATACAGTGAAGCAAGAGATAAAATTACAGACCAGCTCACTAAAACAAACGGATATTTACGTAAAACCTACAAACAAAAATACCAACAGCTTCTGTTTAAACATATTCTTCTTAAAGAAAAACACGCTAAATTAAAAACAAGATTAGAAAAAATTACTTAACTTTAGGGTAAGGATTTTTATATATGTCTTACACTTATGATGATATAGACAAGATTATGGAGTTCACAAGCTGGACAACTTCTAAAAAGATTGATAAACTTTTAGAGATAGACGCTGACTTGTATTGTAATCTAGGAAGTGAATCAAGTAAGACAGAAGTTGAAAACGTCAAGCGACAGTCAAGGAAGATTTATAGAGCAATAAAAAAAATAGATAGTTATCAGGGAGGTCTTTTGTTAAGAGAACAATAAACCGAATGGTATGCACATAACGCCTATAGAAAAGAAACGCATCCAGAATATTAACTTCATAATGGATGACATTCACGACTCCGTTAGTAATATATACGAAAGTTTAGTAGACCAAGACTATGACTCTACAAGAGAGTCAATTATATCTCTTAACCACAAACTTAAAAGTATTAACGAATCAATAAGCCATGACATATAGTGACTTTAGACCACGGCTTAGAGGTAATAGAAAAGCCGCTTATGAAAATATAACTAAAAATGAGAAAAGAATTTTAGTTGTCGGAGACCTACACGCTCCCTTTACATTACCTAATTATTTAGATTTCTGCATAGATGTATATGCTAAATACAACTGTAATCAAGTAATTTTTATTGGAGATATTATTGATAACCACTACTCCAGCTTTCACACAACAGACCCTGACGGATTAGGAGGAGGTGATGAGTTAGATTTAGCAGTAGAGGATGTGGCTAGATGGTACAGTCAATTCCCTGTTGCTGATGTGATGATTGGTAATCACGATAGGATGATAATGCGTAGAGCTTTTGATTCCCAAATACCTCAGAGATGGATTAAAAGTTATAATGACGTGTTAGGTACACCAGATTGGAACTGGTTAGAAAACGTAGTATATGATGATGTGCTTTACGAGCATGGAGAGGGTGGTCAAGCGGCTACGAAAGCCAGGAACAATATGATGTCTTCTGTTTGTGGACACACTCACACCTCTGCTTATGTGCAGTGGTATGTAGGGAAAAGGTTTAGAGTATTTGGTATGCAGGTAGGGTGTGGAATAGACGCTAAAAGCTATGCTGCTGCATACGCTAAAAACTTTAAGAGACAAGCTATAGGATGTGGTGTTGTTATAGGGGGGCACACGGCAATTAACTGTTTAATGCACTTATAATGTTTAATACTGATAATCCTCAACAGGACTTTTTTGTAGTAATTATATTGAATTTTTTAATATTATACGCTATCTACGCTTGGCTCTTCTAGCAGCTCTGCGAGCCCGCCTTTGGGCTCTTTTAGCTAAACGAGTTTTAGAAGTGGACTTAGAATGAATACGAGAAGGTAATCTCCCTGAAGGAGTTTCATCTTCCCACTGCTTAGCCATCTCAGGTTTATTAGCGTACATCCATCTTCTTTGTGCTTGACTTTTAAAAGGCATAATTATTTAACGCTGTCTTTAATTCTTCTTAAGTTATAGTTAATAATTGAACCGACCTCTGCTGGTAAAGCTCCTGATATATATAAGGGCCACAACACTGCTGTAGTTTGTGCTAATTCGTAGTGGTCTGCATCCAACTCTTTACCATTGTAAGTTCCTGATAACATAGTTTTTAAAAGTTGAAAGGGTTGGGTCGTAGCTTTTTCAACAACAATACTCCCTAAACCTAAATCTTCTAATAATGTTTCACTGCTAGTGTAAAACTCAAATGGATTTTCGTCATCTGATATAGAAGCAATAAGACCGTTTAAAGCTATCTTTACTCCATCATCAAGAGGTGGTAGGGGACTTAATATATCAGATGCAACATTTCCAAGCCTACCCTTTAACCTGTTAGCTGTTTGCTGTTCAAGTTTTTCGGGGTCTTCTTCTGGTGCACCCAGCATATTTGAAAGAGCAGCTGTACCCATTGTAAGCCCTAAACCTATAGAATTAAACACAGCAGTTTCTACAGCCAGCCCTCCAAGAGAACGAGCCGCTGTGAGTCTGTCTTGTGTTTCGGAATTTTTATTAGTCATAGTATTTAAATCAGAATACATTCTGCTTTTTTGATTTAATAAAAAGTTAGAAAAAGGGATGAAAAGTTTTGTCAGTATTCTGGTTGTTGTATCATCACTTCTAAACCACGCTCCTTGTAAATCTCTTTGTGAAACGTTTTGTTGTCTATCTACCTGTTGTTGAGCATAGTTACCAGCCTCTGTATCTACTTCATGATTAGCCCAATCGAACCCCTCTGCAAAAACATCAACACCTTTTCTTTTCATTTCTCTTCCATAGTAAGCTACCCACGATGCGTTTGCCGCTATCTTATCGGGATTTATAAGCATTTGTTTTAGCCACCAATTTTGTAGTTTGTCTAACTCCCCAACCATCTTACCGCTTTTAGTTCTTGCTTGTTTTTCTAATTTAGTGTTATACGAATCAAGTAAGGCTTCTGCCTCAATACCCCTGTTAGCGATATCGTATGGAAGCTTTTTTATCCATTCCCTTAAAGCTTTGTTAGAGGTAAACTGTCTAACTGCATCAAAAGTATTTCTACCTCCAGCATTAACAGCGGTGTTTGAAAGTGGAACTAACTGCTTGGGATACTGACCAACACTACCCAAAGTTCTTGATACCCCAAAAGTTATAATCCTATTCATAATCCGAGCCCCTCTTCTAGCCTCCTCTGAAATAAATTTATTTCCTCTTTTATCATTTACATATTCTTTAATTCTATTTAAAAAAGCCTCCCTGACTGTGGGGTCGGGAATGATTTGTACAAAAGCATCCGAATCTGTATATCCCTTGAGTTGCTGTATGCCTTCGGCGGTATCCATATCGGTTATTGCTTTCCTGATTTTAAACATCTGTTGTGAATCAAAATCTAAATTAACATAACGCTTTTTTGATGTTTGTTTCAAAGACCTTAATCTTTGGTTTTTTTCCAGCACCCCAGTTTTTTTGTCATATATTTTTCTTTTATTTAGATTTGGGTTGTCAAATATCATACCATCTAAATCAGGAGCTTGAACATCTTCTAGCAAACTATAGGTATCCGAAACATAATTAGGGTCACTATCTAATGAAACATTATATATATCTAAAGCATGGTTTTTTAAATCAGGATATATTTGTGACCACTCATTTATTATAAAATCTACCGCATCAATATTAACACCATCGACGTTATTTTTTACATCTTGGATTGTTACGGCATCTTTTAATATACGGTCATAAACCTTTTGATAATCCTCCGCTTTTTGTTGCTCTAAAGGAGTGCCATTTCTTAATTCTACTATAGATTCTTCTATTAAATTTTTTCTATCCTGAAAATATTCTTGTTGTTCCGAAGGTGTTCCCTCAATAGTTCTATTTATAAAACCGTACATTCCTCTTTCAGTTACATTTTCCGCTGAATAAAAATCTTGGTCATTAGCTTTTTTCTTATAAAATTTATCGTGATACAAGTCACCAATAGCGGTAGCTATTCTTTCACCATTTGCCGCCCCATTAATTACTTTTTGTAACCCACTATTTTCAAAAAACGTACGTGAATCTCGTTGGTTACCAAACATAAACTCAGACATAACAGGTAGAGATGCAATGTTTTTACTCCAATACAAACCTGTTCTTGTAGGGAGTATCTTGTCTACAAAGTTTTTAACCTCACTTGACCTTAAATTATTAGCGCTATCAATTATAGCTAATTCTCCTCCTTTATATTTAGAGGTTGTAGCTAGCATACCACCAGACTCTCCGTTCACTGCAAAATTTACTATTGCATCAATTGCTTTTACTTTATCTGGAGTTGACAACTTTGTAACATCTATTTCCATAAAATCTTTAACAATTCTTTTTTGACGTGGAGTAAGATTAATCTTTTGTCCGCTAGGCGAAAATGTATCTACACCCGTATCTAACTGATTTTGAATAATAGTTTTGTAAGTTTTAAAAGCATTATCGGCTGCTGTATTTATAATTTGTTCTTTACCAGTCACCCTACTAATCTCATTAGTTATAAAGTCATCAGGACTTCCAACCTCTTCGTTGTATGCGTTTCTTAAAACCTCGTTTACTTCATTCATTGATAGCTCTTCAGCTGAAACACCGGTCAATTCTTGGAAAGCATCTTGTTTAAGCTGCGCAACCTTTATTTTTTCTGCTTCTAGTTCTTGTTGTGTATACTCCGTTATATCTTTAATAACAAATGGAGAACCAACATCAGCTCCTTTTTTAGTTAGCCTTGTAGGTTTTAAGCCTTCCGTTATTTGATTAGCTTTATTTACATATTCTTGTAAATCTGACACCTCTAATGGATTTATGTTTAAAAATTCTTCAGCGGCAACTATCAGGTTGGCGTCTAATTTTTTTCTTCCTCTTTTAATTTGACTTTTAATTTTCTTTACCAGAGTATTTCCTTCGGTATATAGCTCTCTTCTTTCAGGGGTGTCAAAAGTTCTTATCACTTTCTCTAATGTATTTCTTACTTTCCCCGCATTATCAAAAGTAGATTTTTGTATACTGGCCTTGAGTCTTCCAATAACTGCTTTAGACACGTCAGTGTTTTCCGAAAGCTTTTCTACCAAATCTAAAAACCCCTTTTTACGGGCCTCATTAGTATTTAAAGGTTTAGCAATACTCTTAAATACTTCCTCTTTTTGTTCTATTAAATTTTCATTTGTAGTGTTATTTATAACTTCGGTAATTTTGTTTTCAACTGCCACCTTTACTTCTTCACCTCGTGGCTGTTCACTTAATTGTCCCTCTGTAGTAACTGGGCCTTTTTCTTTCTCTTCTATCTTTAATTTTTCTTTTATCTCTGCTGTTCTGCTGGGAGTTTCCTCTATAGTTTCATCTAAATCTATAGTTACAGATTCATCTGTGTCCACTCCATATAAAGAGGAAAGTTCTTTTTCAATTTCTACTCTCCTTATCCTTGAACCTTTATCGGTATTATTTTGTAATTTTTTAGCTTCAATCTCTAACTCAATTACTCGTTCCCTGATATTAACAGGTAATTGTGGGAGCGTTGTTTGTCCCTCTATTAAAACTTGCTGTTTAATTTTTAAATCTTCTTTTCTTTTTTTTGCTAATTCTAAGAGCTGGGGGTCATTTTTAATGGTAATATCTACCTTTGCAAAGTCTGAATCGGTATAATTTTTTATAGCATCTTCAATGTCACTTCTCTTTACCGGTTCTTTTCCTATTCTATATTTAGGTCTGGAGATTAATTGTCCATATACAAATGAACCGGGGGCAGTAGCCGTTCCTGCTATTCCCTCAAAACCTATTTCCCTTACATCCATTTCTTGTCCAACAACCGCTCTAGCAGCAGCTTCTCCAGCTGACCCCCCTACTGTTTCTATACCTCCAGCGACTATCAATTCTTTCCCCGCTTGGGTGGCACGATTAAATTTACCAGCCTTTTTAGCTGCCCCTTTTAAAGATTGAACCGCTTTACCAGCGATACCTGCTGTTAGAGCGTCAATAGCACCAATAGTTAAACCTCTCCTTGCTGCTCTCCCTTTAATTCTGCCGTAGGCTTCTTCATCATTTATTACTTCCATTACTGCTTCTTTAGTAAATTCTTTTCCATTAGCTTCTATCTCTTCCTGTAGAAATTCTCCAAAAGATAAAGCGGTTTCTAATGTTCCTCCTGCTAATCCTAAAGCATAAGGCAAACTGCTAATAAAACCCCCTATAGCCCCAGGTATTGCACCAATACCTCCTGCGAATGCCCCAGCGGCAGCTCCCGCTCCTGTCCCAGTAGCGATAGCAGCTCCCGCATTTCTTAAAGAAGCTGGATTTGCCATAGCGGATACAGAGCTGACAAATAACTGAGGTATAATTTGCCCTCTATTTTTCACTAACGCTTTTAAAAACCCAAACATCCCACCTCCAGCTAACTCAAAGTCTTGGTTAAACTTACGCATTTCATCTGACTCAGGAGTGTTAGCTAATTCATTCTGAGCTGCAATAAAATTTTGAATATCTTCCTGAGTAACATTTTTACCACCCGCTATTAAGTCCATTAATTCTAAAGCATCATCTACAGCCGCTCCTTGAACTTGACCTTGTTCAGCCGCCCTATATATGTCTCCAAAAAAATCTGTAATAAAATTTTTCCCTAAGGTTCTCTCAATAGCTGTGTCTTTTTCGGTTTCAGCTATTACGCTTGGAAGCACTGATTCGTACTCTGGCAAGTCCGAAGAACCACTTTCCGAGTCGGATTCCGTAATAATTTCTTCTTCCTCTTTTTTTTTTAACCCTGTCTTAATTTGCCACTCTTCAAGGGTATTGGTAAGTTTACCTTTCTTTGTTAAGTATTCATGTATTGTAATTTGTATTTCTGGACTATTAGACACATTATTTTTCCACTCCTCAAAAGAAACTTGTACCTGCCCTTGTGAGGTTAAATAAGTCCAAATATTATTTAATATTTCATCATTCATTAGTTGCCCATTGAGGTGTCACCAGAGGAACTGTCTTCATCACTTCCTTTGATAAACCTGTTGTAAATAAATTCTAAGTTTTCATCGGGCACATAAATAACTGCCTCAGTAATTTCGTTAACAATCTGTTCAGGGGTTAGATTTCTTATATCTATCTCAACTGTTGAATAAGTACCCCCCGGCTTAGGAACTCTTAACTCTATTTGTTGTTTTAATAATCTTTGAGAATCTATTGTAATGCCAAAGTTTCCTAAAATATCTTTAAGCCTTTTAGTTATTTGATTATCCTTATCAGTTAACCATCCTTTGGTAAACGGGAATCTCATACCCTCTCCTCTTTCAAACCCTGCGGCAATAGGTCCACTTATTTCTTTACGTATAAATTCTTCTATAGCAGGCATGTTTAAGGTAATACTTGTTTCTGTCTCTCCCTCAATTTCTCCTATTCTTGCGTTGATTAAATTAGTAGAAGCTTTCGTGTTAGCTGTTCTAGCAACAAGGTTGTCTATTTCCTCTTGAAGTTTATCTTCTATTCCATACTCTGCTTCTGTTTGAGAAGTTATAGCTACTGTTTCTAACTTGTCTCTTACATAATCTTTGGCAATCTCTCTTTGCTTATCTGATACCGCCGGCATCCCATTAATATCTACATAAATAGTATTAGGATTATCTTTGTGTAACTCTTTTAAAGCGGCCTCTTGTTCTTCCCTTGTTTGATTTTGGGTATAAAAATCATCAGATAATCTTTCAAAATCATATCCACCAATGTAATCATATAATATCCCATAAGCGTTAGAATCTTGTGTGACCATAGCGGCTGCACTTTTATCTAACTCATCATTGTTTATTTCTCCTGTAGTGGGGTCAATAAAATATCCTGTAACTGTTTTTCCAAACTCGTCTTTATAACTAAAAGCTACATTTGCTTTAGCGTCTTCTATACCTTGGTTTAAATCATACTTCTGTTGCTTCATATTAGCAAGGGTAAACAGCTCGGATGTATCCAGAGTCTCTGTTGTACCATCTTCTCTTTTCTTTACAAAAGATATCTTACCGTTAGGGCCAACATAAGTTTCTACCCCCTGGAAGTCCATCATTTCTTGAGTCATGGCATTTGTCCAGTTAGAATACCCTGATAATGTTCCGTTCTGCGCTCCCTCTACATTTGCATCGTACTGCTCTGCATAGGTCTTAGCGATAGCGAGCACTCCTTTAGTCTCACTCATCATAGTATTTTTAGTAGCGTTAAATTGATTAAGATTTATATTACCTAGACGAAGGTCATTATAATTTTGTAACATTCTAGCTTCTATCTGAGAGGTCATATTAGACATCGCAGTATTATACTGAACGTTCTGACTCTTAGGCCTATTAAGCAAGGCTTCTGACTGGTCTCTGATAGCCTGGTCAACACCTTCTCTTTTCTTTTGCCTATCCTCCTCTATCTTTTTGATAGACTCCCTAGCGTCTTTAGTTATAGCCGCCCAGTCAACAATAGCTGGCTCATCGTCTCTTATGTATCCGTATCCTAGTGGCATAATTAATCTATTTCAAATAAAGACCCATAAGGAATCCCGCTGATACTTGAGATTAAATTGGGGTCAGTAATCAAGTCATATATATCAGGATTATCTCTACGCATCTGTCTAGTATCTCTTTTAAACATTCTAGCTCCAACTCTATTTCGAGCATCTAAACCTCTGTTTGCTTCTATTCTGTCTAGTCTTTTAGTTTGTCTTCCACTTTTTCTTGCCGCTTTTTCAGCATCTGTTCTTTGTCCTGCATATAAATCTGACCCCTCAAACAGCGTTGTCCCCATATCTACCAAGCCTTGAACCCCCGCTGTCGTGGCTGCGGCTGCTGCTCTTCTTGCATCTGCTGCCATCATCTGTTGTCCGGTAGCTTCTGCTAAATCTAAACTCGCTTTTTCTTTTTGTAGGTTAACGTCTTCTTGAGCAGCTAATTCATCCAGTCTTTGCATCTCGCTAGCCATATCTGCACGCTGTTGTCTCTGCGCCTGCTGTTGAGCTTGCATTACTCTACCAGCAGTAGCTGCTGCCCCTCTTGGGTCTCCCTGTACACCAGCCTCTAAAGCTGCTGCCCCTTGGCTAAGCAAAGCTTCCCTTTCTAATGCGTAAGGTTCTTTAGCTAAAGAAATCCCCCTCATCATATTCACGTCTAATTGTTTTCTTGCTTTTTCTAACGCATTAGCTGCGTCTCTTTGAGCGTCTCTTGCTAATTTATTTTGTTTGTTTGCCTCGGCAAAGCTAAACCCCGCTCCTGCGGCGGATATAGTTGTTAAAGCGATTGTACTAAATGCTGGCATATTATATTTTTTTTATCATTTCTGTTGCGTTGATGTCTCCTTTTGTATATCCTAATTCTTCGTAGGTTTTAATTAAATTGTCATTTTTTAAAAGCGCATAAATATAAACGCTTCCATTGTCTTGACAAATGTTTGTTAAAACAGCTATCAAAAACTTTACTGCCTCGTGTTTTAGTTTGGTATCCTCTATTTTTTTGTCGGAGATAATCCAGTCTACCCACGAAACTTTTGAGTTGGTCATATACATAAATCCAGCACAAATAGGCTTTTCTTCATGTAAAATCATCAATCCTCCTCTTCCTTCATCTGGTAAAAAATCTATGGGAGGCGGTTGCCATCCCCAATCTTTCCACCATCCTACCAAAACATCTTCATAATCTGAAGGATTTAATTCTTTTATATTAAATTCCATTCTCCCACAAAGATACTAATTTTTAAGGATAACTTTTCATAACATCACTCTCTACTGCAAAGAGTTCTGTCTTATTCGTGTTAAAATTAGTCACTGTAAATAAACAGTAGTGACCAAGTAACCCATGTGATTCTGCTTCTGAGCTCTTGATATACATTATATATGGGTCGTTTGTAGGAAAAGCTACAGCCGAAGCATCACTAGTGCTGACATATAGATTGTTTAAACCATTTTGTAAATCTACTTCAATATTAGTTACTACTCCTCCAAATCCTAAAGTGGTATATGCTGGTTCTGAGTGATAAACATAATCACCAATACTTATTATACTTCCTATCGAAACTAGAGGGTCAGTTGAAAAACTTAATATTGTTAATCCTCCATCCACAGCTACGTTGGTTGTTTTTCCTATACCATTAACCGACCTCATAGCATATTCACTTGTAAGGGCGGGAATTTTTCCTTCCTGTCTTACATAAGCAAACCATGCGCCTTCCTTTTTTTCAAACCAGCCATCCTCTATATTGCCATTTGTTTGTATATCTGTTTCTAAGTAAGCTTCCCACGCAGTGTCTGATTCTAAGTTTAAAGTTTTAAACACTTTATTTTGTAAAGGGTCAGCATTAAATACACTAGAGATTTGGGAGTTATATTGTACTCCATAATAATTATTTCTTAGTTCGTTAGAGTTGTGTCTGAATAAATTTCCTCCTTTAAAAGTGTAGAAATAATTGTTCATTCCTATCATATAGTCAGGGTTAAACGAATAGAAGGAAGGCCATCCTTGGGCATTGTTACTGTAAGATAATGTCCATTCAGTATTTACTGGGGACGGAATCGGAGGCACTACACTTGTTGGCACTGGTGTAGGACTGGGCGCTGCCGGTGTCGGAGTTACAGGTGAGCCACATCCAGAGTTATATCTTAAATTGTTTTCTCCTCCCATATACCCCTCAAAAAATCCTTCATAACTTACTACCGAAAAGTCTCCATTCACATTTATTTCTACATCTCCCCAATAAAAAGTATATGTATTCCCGTCTAAAGCTACTTTTGTACCTGCATTATACTGACCGCTATAGGATATTAAAGACTCTAAGCCATTATTAAGTATAGCTATAGGGTGGGCTTGAGGCACATTAGATAAGGTGTATTGTCCTAATTGTACGTTATAGACTCCATAAGCACCTAAAGTTGACCCATTAAAAACATAAGTGGTTGACTTAGGGATGTCGCTAGGATAAGGCAATAAGCTGGCTAAATCTAATTCCACCACCTCAACTGTATTGGTTTGTATTAAACAAAACTCAGGTATAGTAGACGGTGTTGGTGGAGTTGGAGGTGTTGGTGGAGTTGGAACAGCTGCACATGCCGCACAATCTACATAAGTGAGTAAACTAGAAACATCTATGTTGCTGGTGGTGCTAACTGTTGTTCCATTTTGCCAACAAATAGAACTATATAGCATTGTTGTAGGCCAAGAAGAATACCCAGCAGGAGCTCTAAATACTTGCTTTTCAGCAGGGTTGGTACAATTCTCATACTCCTTGTAATCATAACCCGGAATAGGAGTATTGTCGGCAGCTCCACAATTAGTTAAACACTCAGCGCCTACCACATTATACGAACCTCTTAATGAATTTTTTCTAGGCGTTGTTCCTTCTAACACGCATAGCTCTTCTGTTTTGTTAGCGCCTAACTCATACACTAATTTTGTTCCATCACAACAAGTTACATTCCATGCACAATTATTAGAATCCGATAAACTTCCGTCTATATTTCCACCCCCTCCATCTATAGGGCAGACAAATTTGTAGGTATTACACGCCATAAGTCAATAATTATTTACAAATTTACGAATTTAATAGTTAAGTCTTTTAACTAACCATCCATTCCTTAACTAAGTTATAGAACTTATTGTTAGGGTATTTAGTTATATCGTGATTAGGAAACGTAGCTTTATTAAATAAAGGGTCAACACTGTAGTGTGCAAAGAAATGATTATACTCATCAAACTCATTAAACCCTGGTATGTAAGTATTGTCCTGTCCTATCATTTTTATTTTATGATTATGGCAAGCGATTGAAAAGGAGCTCATACATGCCCACCACTTCCAGTTTGGCTCACAATCTGACTCTACTATCTTCTCTGCTATAGAGATAACATCATCTATAATTAATTTTAAACATTTGGTTTTAATTAGAATAGGAACAAAACCTCCATTCATAAATCCACCAGAAGCATGAGTAAGATACTCTTGTATCTTGGGATAATTTTTCTGTGTGTCATTGGAAATAAACATGTGCCAATCTTCATATCCATTATAACACACAACAGTGTCATCCGTTGGCATTATATGGTCATACTTTTTTAATGAGATAATATCCATATCGCAAAGCACAATAACATCATTATCATTATACGTGTCAAGCAAAGGTTTAATAGAAGAAAAAACATTTATTACAACACAGTTTTCATTTCTACTTTTTACATACTCCCAAACCGGGGGGCTCATATAATGAGGCAGTCCTTTTATATCCCAATCTATAGTATTATATACAGGACTAGTGGTGTTGTTTTGTTTAACAATAGTTAATAAGCTATTAGTGTAAGACTCTAATCCATAGACTTTTTTTTGACAATAAGCCCAAAAACTAGCTTTCCACCTATATCTTATGTCTACGATGGCGCTGGGAATAAATCTAATCATTTCTTTCTAAATGTGTGGTACTTAAAATGGTCTTTACTTAAATGAATATTAAGGGGCTTGTTTTCTTTTTGAAAATAATAATCCCTTTTCTTTTCAGTTATTTCAAACGAATCTTTAAAGTTAAATAAAACCTCATCTTGTAAAGCATAAAGGTTGCAGTTTAAATTCAGCTGGTTAGACCTGTAATATAAATCATTAATAAAATAATCCCTAGGATGAAGAGGAAGAATCTCTACATTTTCCTCTTTAAACTCTTGGTAAAAATACCACTCCATATACTTATTAATCTCCTGCATATAGTGGTCTAAAGATTTTATTCTTTCAAACTTGTGCCATAAAGATTTTTTCAAATAAAAACAACTGCTAAATAATGACATATTATCTGGAGGATATTTAAAAAAAATACCATCTCTATTTGGGTATTTGTTTATTAATTCAGCTACATCTTTTTTTAACAAAAAATCATAATGAATACTAAACACTCCTTCACCCTCCACTAACCTGTATCCTTTTTTAAACTGATTGATGATAGCGTAGGGAGCAAAGCTATCATAAGGAGTAAAGGTGTCGTACCTCTCATACGCTGTTTGACTAGCGTGAAAGAGGTTATATTTATCCCACTGCGCCGGAGTAACAATATCATTATCTTCTACCCACACAAATCCATCTGCTAAATCAAAAGCTTCATGATTAAAGTAATGGTCAACAACAATAGCTTTGTATCCGAATTTTTTTATTGACTTTATACAATCAATAAGCAGGTCTAAACGTGTTTTGTTGTTAGAGTGAGCGGTTATTAAAAAGTTAAAAGAGTTCATTTATGAGAGTAACCATCGCTTATTTTCCAAACTCCACTCTACTGTTTCTTTAAGCTTGTTATACACTTCGCTTGGAGTCCATCCTAAGTTTTTCATTTTTTTCCCATCTAAAGCATATCTTAAATCATGACCAGGTCTTGAAGAATGAAAATCAATTATTTCATAATGTAGTTTTTTATCTAAAACCCCTGCAATAGCTGAAGCTAAAGATAAATTATCTATCTCTTCTGCTCCTACTATATTAAATTTAGGACATTTAATACCCGTCTCATCTGGTACGGATGGGGTAGGGGTGTTGATTAGAAAAACCAGGGCGCTTGCTACATCTTTTGCGTGTATGTAATGCCTACTGCCAGCTATTGTTTTTTCTTTATTCCCATGAATTAAAATCTTTTCTTCATTCAATACTTTTTTAATACACATTGGAATAAATTTTTCAGGATGTTGACGTTCTCCAAACACGTTCATAGTATGTGTAATAATATTAGGCATACCATAAGTGTTTTCAAATGCTACAACCAATTCTTCTGCTCCAGCTTTGCTAGCGCTATAAGGATTCGTTGAGTTGTATCTATCATTCTCTTTGTATTTTACATCTCCTGGAGCAGGGCCAAACACTTCATCTGTACTAAAGTAAACGAACTTCTCTAAAGCGTTTAAGCTTTTTGCATATTCTAAAATATTTGCCGTACCTACTACATTGTCTAAAACAAACTCCATCGGATAGTATATGCTTCGGTCTACGTGAGAGCCTGCCGCTAAATGAGCAATATAGTTTACTGAACCTATAGCAGTTATTATTTGGGAGTTTAATGGAGCTTTTAAGTCGTGGTGAACTACTTTAACTCTACCTTTATCTTTTCGTGTTCCCACCACTTCCTGTATCCTATTCAGGTTGCCACTAAAATCTAATCTATCTAAGCTTACAATATTCCAGTCCGTATGGTTTAATATATATTCTATAGCGTGATGGGCTATAAAGCCAGCTCCTCCAGTAATTAAAATATTTTTACTCATTGTTTATATACCCAATCTTTAAGGTTGTAATGAACATAAAAGTTTCTAAAATATGTGCCCCCAAAAGTTTCTTTTCTTCCGTGTTCACAAGTAGCTGATTCATAAAGTATCATATCCCCAGGCTGCGCATATACTTTATACCACTCTCCATCATGACCTTGTATATCTAAAGGCCAGTCATCTGCATTTGGTTTATTAGCACACCCGCAAGCTAAATCTTTATCTACTATTATAATAGAGCTTATGTGGTGTGTTGCTATTCTATCTACATGAGGAGTTAATGTTGCTCCTTTAGTATAAGAACGAATACCATATATGAATGAAGGGGCTAATTTTTCTTTAATCCAATCCTCGTGAGGTTTTAATAATTGATTATGAATTAATGTACGCACAGAAGGAAGATGGTCAAAAGACATTATCTCCGAGCCTCCTCCTTTTATAAACTCATCTTTTCCAACAAACTCTTCATTCTCTTTTTTATCTTTCAATAACTCATAAGACTCCTTTATTAAATTCCAGGTTTCTGTTGGGCATTTCATTAACATAAAACCATTATCGGAAAAACGAGGGAAATCCTCTACAGATGTAAATTCTTTTTTTTCTTCAGGCTCTTTAAGGCCTTGTGCCTGGGAGGCTTTTACTATATAAGATTTATTTTGCATCCCTTCAACTATCTGAGGCTCTTCCATTTTAGTTACCTTATTTTCTTTTGTAGATTGGCGATACATATTTTCATCTCCACTCCCATCCCAATTTCTTTCTCTCCACCACGAAGTGACAATATATTTTTTCCCTTCATCTACCGTCACGCCTTCATGTAAATATTGCTCTTGCACTTTTCCGTCCACCATGTTCTCCCACCACAAAGCTTTACCTGTTTCAGGTTGTACTGTAGTGTTTAGTTGAGGAAATCTTGTTCCTCCCCCTTCAAAATCATCATTTAGATATATCATTAAAGTGTGAGTTCTATTCCCTGAAGCTTTACAGTGCATGTCATAAGCTACACCTCCAAAAAAATCATTATGAGGTTTAAAATATTGACCAGGTTCGTACAGTTGTCCTTGTAATGCCTCTCCTTTGTTGGTGTCAATGCCTAACATCTTCCCTACTCTGTCTTTTATATCTTGAATTAAAGGATTGTGTATTTCTAAATTTGAAGTGCTTGAAGTTCTATGGTCAGTAACATCACTCCTATCTGTTCCACCTACCACTACCGATGAACGGGTATGATTAGCGTCTATCATTTTAATTAATTCCTTACATTCTTTTGCTGTCAGAAAATTTTTAATTTCTTGCATTTGATTTAATTTAATTTAACTAAAGGTAATAAATATTTTTTATGATGCCTATTATATTAAGGACATCCTGTACAGAAGTAAGTAAAGGCAGACCCGTTCCAGTATCTCTGATTCCCTCCTACACTTACATAGATTGCTGAAGAGTAAGGGGTGGAACATCCAGGGATATTTCCATAATAAACAGTTGCTGTACATAAATCTCCTGTATTGAAGTATAGGTCTTCAACTCTTGAGCCCGCACATGCTATTGTTGCAGACGCTCCTTGCGTTCCTGTTAAAGCAAAACAACTTGCTGATGGCACAGGTGTAGGCACGGGAGTAGGAGTAGGTGTCGGCGCTGGAGTAGGTGTCGGCGCTACTGGAGTAGGGGTAGGTGATGCAGCGCTACAAGCTGAACAATCACTATAATTAGCGCTATAGCTATTAGAGTTTATTCCCGCAGGCACATCTTGAATTTCATAACAATTATTGTCAGGCATAAATACTGACGCTCCTACTGAAAGGACAATAGTAGATACTATTTCAGTGTAAGTATCAACGCCTCCATCACATCTAGTAACTGCGTAGTAGTAATTAGAAGTTACCGGTACAGGTGTTGGAGTAGGCGTAGGTGTAGGCGCTACTGGCGATGGTGTAGGCGTAGGTGTAGGCGTAGGGGTAGGTGTTACAGGAGTACAGGAAGCACAGTTAGTGTTTACCTCTACTGTAGTTACGCTACAATCAGATGCCGTGCCTACCGCTACAATTTCCCAACATTTAGTTGCATCAAAACCACTTTCACATGAACCACCTGAACCACCACTAAGTTTAAGAGCCAATCCTATTGTACTAGAACCGTATGTTCCTACTAATGTTACATAAGCATCTTCAGTAGCATCATTACAATCTACAACTCTAACATTTGTTGTAGCTACTGGGCTAGGTGCTACTGGGCTAGGAGAAGGAGAAGGAACAGGACAACTTACTTTAGCATTAACCGTACCTGAAGAGTTAATTAATAAAACATAATCAGGTGTTACTTGACCTAAAACATTTGATACCCCGTACCATTCTAATGCTCCATCAAATACTGTAGATTCAGATGAGTTCGCATACATAGTATCTCCCACTTGAATTAATCCCACATTCGCTCTACTTGTAAATATATAGTCGTTAGTCGGCTTACCACATGCTGTGGCTTCATTTGCTTCTCCGTTTTGAGCAAACCCTGTACTGTAAGTAGAAGGGCTTTCACAATCAAAGCAGTTTACATAATTAGTTAAAGTTTCAATACTTACGCTTGATGTTGCGGTTGTTGTTTGAGCATTAGAGAAACATAAATCATTACCACTTACATTATACTTTATTACATTTGGCCAACTAGATGTTGTTGTTAGTTTTCTAAATACTTGCGTAGTAGAAGTGTAACATTCTGTATACTCTTTATATTCATATATTGGCGTTGGTGTACATCCTCCACAACTAGAGTCTGCACTATCTACTGTAACAGTTGAATCATAAGAGATGGCAGCTGCATCGGTTATCTCCCAACAAGTTGCTCCTGTAAATTCTGGATTTGGACTACTTGCTGCTCCGGTTATTCTTAGCGCTTGCCCTACAAAGTATCCTCCTGTTCCTGAGATTCTTATATCATAAGTTGGCGTTGTTGTTCCACACTCTCTTATTGTTACATCTTGGGTAGGAGTAGAAGGTACTACTGGCGTTGGTGTTGGAGCGGTACAGTCTACTATTGTATTTACCACACCTGAAGCATTTATTAGTAAAGCAAACCCACTATCTAAATCAGGATAATGACCATTTACATTAGTTACACCGTAATAATTTGTTGCCCCATTCCACACATTTGTAAGGCCTACATTTGTATAAATTATATCATTCACTTGTATTGAAGCTACGTTAGCTCTTGATGTATACATACTGTTTGTAGCTTGCGCTGCACAAGCAGCTGCGGAATTTCCAACTCCATTACCCACTGTATAGGTAGAAAATATTTGTGTTCCAGTAGCAGTAGGCACTGGTGCTACAGGCACTGGTACAGGTGTTGGTGTTGGCGTACAAGCTGCACAGTTTGCATAAGTGGTTAAACCTGCTGCATCTACTGTTGAAGTAGACCCTGTAGCTAACGGGTTTTCCCAACAATTTCCACTATATCCTAAGAAAGAAGGAAAAACATATCCTGATACCCCTCTAAATACCTGGGTTGTTGAACCTCCACATTCTGTATATTCTTTATAGTCATAAGTAATAGCTGGTACAGGGGTTGGTATCGGGGTTGGGGTTGGAGTGCCTGTACATGTAGCACAATCAGGATAACTAGGAAGACCATTAACATTAACTGTAGATGTAGAACCTGTAACTACAGGATTTTCCCAACATTTTGAATCATATTCTACTGAAGCTGGCCAGCTCCCTCCTGATACTACTCTAAACACTTGAGTTGTAGCACCTCCACATTCTGTATATTGCCTATAATCATAAACGATTGGTGTTGGTACTGGCGCTGGTGAAGCACAGTTAGGGCATGTGCTTTCAGCAAATAAAACTCCAGCTGCTTGCTGTCTGTATATACTTTCATCTGAATACCATCCATCTGGAGCAAAAGTGTTTAAGTCAGCATCAGTATATAAAGCTGTGGCAGTTGAAAAACTTGCTGAGCTATAATAATATGTTCCTAATGCTGCCATTTATAATTTTACAAAGTTAACCATTTTATACTGAACATCTTGAATCTCCACATCCTGTTACTTGCACCGTTACCTCTCCGTTTGTCCCCGTTCCTCCTATTGCGTACAATGATGCACATCCAACAACCGCTCCTCCAAAGGAATACTGAACTTCATCACCCACAACAATTCCTAAGCTTGATACTGCCTTAAGGTATACTGCTTGTAAATTAACGCAGTCAATCCCAATAAAGTAGTCATAAGTTGGCGCTGGTGTCGGACTCGGAGCAACCGGCGTTGGTGTAGGCGTTGGAGGGAAAGTACAACTACAACAAGAATCATATCCATCTAATGTAGAAAAACATAACTGCTCTCCTAGGGAGCTTCTTAAATCATATACCAAATAAAGCTTATCCCCTCCAGCTGGAAGCGTAAACCCTGCGGAATATAAATTAGGAGCACCTGAAGTTACTATTGGAGTTGCTGCTACCGATGCTGCTAAAAGTATGTTCATATCTGTAGAGTTGTTTTCATACAGAGCGTCGGTTCTTAAATACCTAAACGCATTATCGGTAGTGTTAAAGACAAAATCATCGAAATTAATTTTGTTAGACCTCATAGTTATAACAGCCCCATCTGCTGGTATAACACCAGAGCCTTGACCCCCTTCTGATTCCCTATATTGAGAAACAATAGGGTCGTTAGGGCTGGCTGCTAAAGTAACTAAATCAGATTGCGTTGGAGATGTAACTGTTCCTTTTGTCCATAAATATTCAGTGTGAATAAATTGTCCTGCATTTGCGTTAGTAGACAAAGTTATACTGTATACATTAAACAGAAGTGGGCCAGGGCATTTCACCGTAACCTGAATAGTATCATCGACACTTGCGTCTGTAGATATAATTAAAACTACCTCTGTAGGAACTGGAGTTTCTTTTAAGAAGCTTAATGTTCCGCTTTGATAAACAACCCCAGTGGTATAGGTAACGCCATTATATATAGCTTGTATTGTATAGCCTGTTCCTGAAGATTGTGCTTCAGTTTCTATATCGTCTCCTCCCTCTGTTATCACCTGCTGTTCTGTTCCTTCTGTAATTATTAAATCGCTATTCTCAAATGGTATAACATAATCTATGTATACCGTGCCTGTCTCCTCTGTAATATCTACACAATAAACAAACTCTTGGGTTGCCACTACTGTAATATTTTTAGTAACACCACAAGCTGTACATAATTCCGTTTCCGGTTTTATAATAGTGTTAGAAGTAAAAATGTATTCGTGCATATAAGGGTCATATCCTCCTAATTTTTGAGTAGCTGAAGCGTCTGCAAATAAATCTCTAAACCAGCTTCTCATCCCTTCATTAGAAATAAGGGTTAACTGTTCATTTTGCGCTGATGAGCCTGTTAGCTTAATAATAACATTTCTCTTAGCATCCGAGAAATATTTATTTTCCCCAAATGCAGCAAAACTTTCTGGGTGATTACTAATACCAAACTCTTCTATTCTCGCAATCTGTGTCCCTAACACCTCTGGAACTGAAGTAACAGCTCCTCCGCCCACGGCATCGGATAATAAGTTTTTGCCAGCTAATACATAAGAAATCTTATCTTCTTGTAGAGTTAAAATATCAGTTTCTCTAGCATATAATATCTCTACATCTCCATAGGTTTCTTCTAGCGCTTTAAAGTTTAATAAACCTAAATTAAATTCATTTAATCTATTAACGTTAGATTCATCATTATACACCCCACTATATGTAATGTCAGCAAACCTATGAGCCTGCTTATACTCTTCATTAGAAGTTGTAAATATTCTATTTCCTAAAGTTAAAGCCTTCCCTTTTATAGAGTCTCTTATTTTATAACTTTCCGCCCCATTACCGAACGTATAACAATTAATAAAGTCGGGATTGACAATTGCATTCTGAAAGCCTGTTTGGTCTTGCACGTTTCCTAAATGATATCCTCCACTAATATTAAAAGATTCATTGTTTTCATACCATACATCAGGCAGGGCATCCTCGGGCTCTGTTTCAAATATATAAGTAGCGGAATCTCCTCGGTATACTGTAAAAGAAACATCTACTATAGATTTACCATTAGGAGTATCCCCTATAGCTTTAGAACCAGAGACTAAAAGATAAATTAAATTGTTTCCATTTGTATCTTGAGTGCTACTGTCCTCGTAGATTCTATAATAAAAATCATCATTAAAATTTAAAGGAGAGGTAGACCCTCCACCAAAATATGTAGAAGCGTTTAATTCTGTTGTTGTTTTACACGCAAAATTTCTTCCTTGAGTCGTAAAAGGCACTGCTCCGGTTGTAACTTGAGGTGTAATAAAAACGTTGTTTATTGTTTGCAGTTCACCTGGGTTTTTTACTCCATTATTTAATATACTAGCTACATTGTCTCCCACAAACCAGTCCGCCATATTGGTATAGCTTGTAGATGCAGTAAGGGTTTGTTCTAATATATAATTACGTCTACCTGTACCTTCACCTGTACCTGTTCCATTTCTTTGCATCTCCACCTTCATTACTATTCTTGTTCCTACTGGCACGTCATAAACATCGTAAGTAGATGTCAAAGGTGAAGCTCTATTTACTGTGGTAAAAAAAGGAAAGGATACCACAGATATATCGTCTGATGTACCACATGTTGCTTTCACGGGGTCAACAGCTATAACTGCATCAGGGTCTTGAATAGAGGTGAAATTAGAAGCATTCATTTTCATATAAACCCCACCTATAACTTCAATTGACGCCCCTGCCGCATCATAAATAGTAATAAACCCTGCTGATTGAGCTTCTTTTTCTAATACTGTCGCTGTTATACATCGAGTCATCGGGCCTGTAGAATCGGCTTTTACTATCAACCTATCTCCAGCCTCAACTTTATTAGCATTCTCTCCTTCTAATAAAAAGTAACTTGCATTGGATACAGTGTCTCTATATACTACATTACTATAAATAGTGTTATAGGCTTCTGCTGTTGGTTTAATCACAAACTTATACTTGGTTGCCCAGCTTGGAGGCTTTTGATTCGTAGGAATAGTAATCTGAGCATAATTTTGAGAAGTTGATTTACTACAAGGGATGTTTATAGCATTATAAGGACTCACTAAAGCTGTAGAGGCTCTATTGTAATCATCCATATAAACTATCCCAAACTCATATCCCCTGTTACTATGTAAACTTTTAATACTAAGGCTCTCCCTAAAACTACATGTCTCATTTACTATACCATAATAAGAGTATAAAGTAAAAGTGCTATCAGTATATTGCGCAGCTAAGTTATGTATCTGAACGGTATTTGGTGCGGTACTACTTATAGATGCTGTTAAAGGTTCTCCTTTAGCGGGGGAGCTAGCTGTGGAGGATGTTATTCCGGTTTGGAGTAAATCATTATATGTAGCATCAAAGACCTCAGGAATAGCTCTGTTAAAAACATCTGTTAAAGTATTCCCAATCCCTGCTTGCGCATTGGTTACTGTTTGAATAGTAGAAGCTGTTCCTATTTTTTCTTGAAAATCGGTGCTATTTACAAAAGCAGCAACATTGGCGTAATCCTCTATTAGAGTGTAAGACCAGGTTAACTCGTACACCGCAGCACTGGGGGTTGGAGTTGGTGCTAGCCCGGAGCTAAGCTCATTAGCAAAATAAGTTACCCCAAAATTTATTGTAATCTCTGTGCCAGCTTTTAATTTAGAACTCCCCGCCACCAAACTACTTAAATCTAAATTTAAAACACTATTAGCAATAGATTTGGAAGCCGAAGTGGGAGTGAAAGTAAACGCTCCTTCGCTTGTATGAGCTGGGATGGTGAGTATAGATATCTCATCCGACTTATAATCCGCTGTAAAATCAAGCAACACCTTACTTCCATCAGAGGCTACTAAATCATAACCTTCTTTATAGTTCCCATACATCAACCTATTACCCATTAAAGTTTGAGCTTTAGCTACTTGAGGCACATTATCATATAATCTTAAAATCTCGGAGCTAGGAAGAACCGTAAATATTTTTCGGTTGGTAAAAGCAAAAGTTCTAAGAGAGTTGTCTGTATATCCAAGCTCTTTTTTATTAAAAGTTTCTATTACTTTTATACTAGTGCTGTCAGACTCTTTAAATAATAATTGTATATCAGTCACACTACTACCTCCAGTATTATAAGTTATATTACACGCATTATCTTGATTTACCATCCCCTCATTTAAATAACTATTTGCGCTAAAATCAAAATTCCCTGGATTAAAGGTTGGCTCACTAAACTGTGAGGTAGCGGAATATTCGTTGTTTGCATATTTATACCTATATGCAAAACAAATCATTTTATCTTCTAAGTAAGCATCTGTTATTGTGGATACATAATATGGCTCAATCGTAGGGGCGCTAGTTGGAGGTTTTTTAACAACTAAAATCTCATCTTGATTAAAAGTGTCTAAGTCCGTACCAGAGGCTGGGTCTCCATAGTTTTGGTTTATATTTACAACCCTTGGAGGATTGTAATTGTCAGTAAAAAATAAAAGATTATCAATCTTGTCAACACCAGTTATTAAATAATTCGGATTAAAGTTTAAAGTAGTGTCTATCCCATTTCCATTGTCAATACTTATTACGTGATAAATAAGCTCTCCTGTTTCGACATCAAAAGAAATAACTAAATCTAATTTTCCTGTAGCTCCTTGGGTGAAAGCGGGGTCATGTACAAACCAGTATATCACTAAATTCGCTCCATCCTCAAAAGCGCCTATACATCTTGCTTGAGAGCTTAAAGCAGTTCCATCTACATATTGAAGGGTGGTTAAAGGAATGTTTCCTTTACTATTTTCTACAGCTCCTATTTCAGTTTCTTCTGTAGAACCTAACCTTACATTCAAAGCATCTACATATTCTCCATTAGGAACGAGCCTTTCATCAAGGCTCTTGTTCATACGTCCCCTTATAAAATTTCTTTGAATGTTTGCCATTTTATTTTAACCACTTATTCTCACCTCTCAAGTTCATTAATAATCTGCTTGGGTGAATATTACTTAACCTTATTTTTGCGTTTCTTAATAAAGCTTGCTTGTCTTTTTTTGCTCTATTAACTATATATTCCTGAACACCAAACCTCCCGTTTAATATAGCATATTTAATATAAGCGTAAATGTATTCTTCAAAAAGTTTATTTACATTAACACTACTATCATCACCATTCTCCATTCCGTCTGAAATATACTGAAGCACACAATCTTGATTAGCCATAGTAGAGTCAAAATTTATTACCCCCGCTTTTTTATCAATAGTAAAAGTAGGATTAAAATTAGCTGTTTCTGTATTTAAACCGTATCGAGCTCCAATTCTGTATAAGTCGTTATTACAGTTGATACACTCAGGATTTACAGTTTGGTCATTTATCTCGTTTAAATAAATACTTTCTAATGAACCATCTTTTCTTTCTGTATCTAATGTAGACTCTATAACTGTTGCATTATTATCTCCGTCATAAGTAAAATCGGCTGCCCCTGTCTGAAGATAAGATGTAGCTGATTGAACTTGTATATTTTCTGTAAGCTCTCTTAGCACATTATCTTTAAGTAGATAAAGCTTAACCCAGTTTACATAATCCGGAGGTAAAACAAAGCGCAGGTCATCATACACTGTAAGCTCTAAAGCTTTTATTTGTTTAAAAGCGTCGTAATTAAGCTCTTGAATACCACGTTTAGCGTGAAATAATATCTGATATCTATTGATATTATTAATTAACTCGTGGTTTCCCTCGTACATTAATTGAAAGTTTTTAACTATATTCTCTAAACTTACGTACTGATATGACCCCCAATTTGCATCGGTGGGATTTACACCATCATTTGTATAATATTTCTTTTGATTTATATATGCCATAATTAAATATTAGTTTGATTTTGTTGTTGTTCTGATGCTTGTCCAAATTGAAAAACATCAGCCTCTCTTATTGATACCCCTGCATATTGCAATATTTTAGCTACTAAATTGTTTGCGTCATCTTTAGGAAGCTCAAAGTCCTGAAAGTCATTTTGTGTTTGGTCAAACAAAGGCTCTCCCCCATAAAGAGTTACATACGTCCACTTCGGGTCTTTTGGATATCTAATATATTGAGCCTGCACATCATTAACTCCATTAAATGTGTTAGGAAATATTGATATAGCGTTAGCCTCTTGTGTATAAGCTGGATAAGTAGTCGAGGGAGTGGTTAAGAGTGAACTATTAAGAAGCGTTATCTTGTTATGCGTGACTTTCTCCGCTTCCCCCTTTAAGACTCCTCCTGAAAAACAAAGAACTTTATTTAGTAAATAATAATCAGAACCTGTTGTTGCTTCAGAAGGAAGGAAAAAAACATTTTGTGTTTTTTGAGTTAAAAAAGAAGTAATAGAAAATGTATCAATAACTTCTTCATAGCTGAGCTTTATATCCGCATAGCCTGTACCTGACAAGCGCATGTTCTCTTCATTGATTTGCTCATTATATCTTATAAAATATTCATCAAAAATATCCAGCTGTGCTTGTTTTGCAAATAAGTTAAAATCACTAGGAGATATATACCCATAGTTATTCTTATTTATGATAGATAACACAGTATTTCTAACAGAATTTATCATTTGAATTTGTTTTATACAAAGATAAGCAAAATAAAAAAGCACCCTGATTTGGGTGCTTTCTCGCTGTCGATAGTAAAGGAAGGATATTTCTTTATGCGACTGCAATTCCACTTACAGCATAAGGTAGGTTATCTACATCATACGCTGGGTTTGTCCAAGAAGTAGTTAAAGCTGCTACAACTGCGGATTCAATAGTGTCTCTTTGCGTTTCATCTCCCGCACCTGCTGTTGCGTGAGTAACAGTGGTTACTTGACCACCTCTATATGTAATTGTTACTGTAGTAGTAGATGCTTGCTCTATTAATACAATTCCGGTAATCGCTACCAACTGGTATTGCTCTCCGGTTACTGGGATATTTAAAAATTTTTGCATTGTAAAAAAATTAATAGTTAAACTTATCGCAAAGTTACGAATTTTTTGCTAACGATTTTAAATGTTTAAACGACTCAAGCCCATCATCGCTTTGAAAGAACGATGCTATTATATACATAGGGTCTTCACCATAAGGCACATTACACATTTTCTTTTTGTTAGACGGGGTATTAAACCACACTTCACGTTTTTGATTTCTTAACTGCAATAAACCTTTATCTATTATGTTTTGAATAGAAGCATTAAGCTTAAGCATAGGGTCTTTAAGCAATCTCATAAACCCTCCAGGGTCTTTTTTAGCAAAGATTAATATATCACGTCTTAATTCAGATGTAGTTACAGTGGTAACATCTCTTTGAAATAAAACTCTAGCTACATTTTCTACTTGCTCTACGTCTAATTGTCTAGCTTCAATTAATGCGTCCACCTCTGTATTAAGGTCACTCACTATTTCAGCCGCTTCTTTAGCCTTATTTATTTCTACAAAAATTCTCCCATTACCTGGGTGTAAAGCTAAAAATTGCTGTAGGACTTGGTTGTTTTTAGGCACATATAAAAACCCATCTTCAAAAACGATAGGTTCTAAAATTGCATTATCATCTTGCTCATCCTGAAAAGGAGAGTTTTGATTTCTTGCATATCGAAGTGGCCTATTAATACCTGTTTCTTCATCGAAATGCAGTAAAGGGAATCTGTTCGTGTGTCTTGACGCTAATATAAGCGATAAGGGAGCAGTTTCTCTAGTAAGTTTATATGATTTGTCTACGTATTTTGGAGTAGACTTTTTTGGTTGAGGCTTAGTTTTTTTCTTTTTTTTAACCGCCTCTTTGGTTTCCTGTGTAGGAATATCTTTTTCTTTTTCCATTGTTATTTAATTTAATTTAATTTAAAATTTAAAAATAGGGGCACATTATTATGTACCCCTATTGAATTAAGTATTAATCTTGAAATAAGAAGAAGTTGTTTGCACCTAAAGTACATACAGCTCTTTCACTCAAGAAGTTTACTTGCATGTTATCCACATCACTTGTCGCAGCACCACCAGCAGAACCAGTAATCCACGTTTTGTAACGTCTGTCTTCAGTTTCTGAAGCTCTATATCTAACATGTAAGAAAGGTCTTTTAGCGTTTTTACCAAGAATTTGGTCGTAAACACTTGTAGAACCAGCTGGAACTAATAGTCCATTGATTTTACCAGAACCTGCACCTGATGGTAAACCACCTCTCATTGTAGGGTCGTTTAAGTATTTCCAATCAGTTTTGTAGAAGTCATAACCTCTTCTAAATCCAGAGAATCCTAGATTTAAAGCCATTTCTTCGTCATTGTCAAATAGACCGTAAGAAGTACCGCCCGCTCCATAAGAGTTTTGAGCAGCTAACATGTCGTCCATATCAAAAATGAATTGTCTGTTTGCGAAAATTACATTTTCTTCTATAGCTCCCTGCTTGTCTAATCTACTAATAATAGAGTCAAAATCTGCTAAAGTAGTTGGGTTACCACCATCCCAGATGTTTCCTCTTTGCGTAACTGCGTAGAAAATTCCATCAGAACCAGCACCTGGGTCTGCTGCCCCACCAGCGCTACCTAAGATAGCAGCTGCACCTGAGTTTTGCTCAGCTGGCACAGTTTCAATCATTGCTGTTTCTAAATAATCATCAAATCTAAGTCTTGTTTCGTGCTCAGATTTTAAATACCAAAGGTATCCTGTAGCTCCATCTTCAGTAGTAATTTCTACCCATCCAATTTGAGCCATATCAGAACCAGATACATTGTAAGTATCTTTAATGATAATAGGCTTGTTGTCAAAAATGAAGTCATTAGCTTCTAATGAACCTGTCATTCCTGCTGTACCTTTTTTAAATTCTGAACCGTAAATGAATACAGTAACATCTGCGTTACCTACCCCTGTTCCTGCTGTAACTAAACCACCTGCTTCGTAAAAGTCAGCTGTGAACTGTCCTCTACCACCAGCGGCATTATTTACTGCACTAACTACTGCTTTGTTTGAACCAGAGCCATCATTTTGAACAACCATAATTGTTTGTCCTACTCTAATAACCTGCTCAGCAGCAGCTGGGTCTAATACATCATTTACTTGAAAAGTTGCTTGGTCAGCATTAACCAAAGCACCACTTCCCACACTTGTATATTTTGTGTGTAATCTACCTTGCTCTGCCCATTTAATAAGGTCAGAGTTCGTAGGCATCTCTGCACCTACCATTCTTAAGAATGAAGATATAGTTCTATTTCCATATCTCTCAAACTCTTTCTCGTAAGTGTCAGGTAAGTATTGATTTAACCAATCGAAATCCGCATTAGTTAAATAATTTTGAGCTGTCGGAGTTCTTTCTGAACTCGGTGTCAACGCATACGTTGGCGTTGCTTTCACTTGTCCTGCCATAATTTCTATTTATTTTAAAATTTATTATTAAGTTTTCTTTATACTCTTTATTTTCAATCCTCGGCTTGAAGGCTGAGAGACTGATTTAACTTGAAAACCTGATTTTACAGAAACCTCTGGAGCATTACGTTCTGTCATATTGACGTTTTTAGTTTTACGTATTACTTCATCTGTTGCCTGCGACTTGCCTTGTTCATAAAAAAACTGAGCAAATTTTTCAGGATTCATTGCGAGAGCTAAAGCCTTGTGGTAACCTTCTGCATCTTTTATAAAACCGTTGCTGTCCAAATATTTATTAATTAAATTTAATGGAGTGGCGTTAGTTTTTTTAATTTCCGCAGCTGTACCGGGGGAATAAACCATCTCATCTTCTCCTATTTTGAATTTAAAACCTTTAAACTCAGGAGTGAATAATTCGTCGCTTTTTTTGACAAACCATTCCCTTTTTTGAGATGCTTGTTCCTGCTGGGTTTTAGCATTCTCTAAATATTGCCTATACTCAATAAGTTCTTGGTTATTAGCAGTGGCAGAACTTTCTCTTGACTCAAGAGGCTGTTTGTATTGTTGCTGCTGTTGTTTTAAAAACTTTCTTGCCTTAGCAATCTCTTTTTTCTTTGCTAGCTTTATTTTTTTTATCTCCGCTGGTTCATGTACTTCTTCATCAAAAGTAAACTCTTCCATCAAAGAATCAATATCATCAGAATCTAAACCTTCTTCTGTTATTGTTAAATATTCTCTAAGCAAAGCGTCTGGCGAATAGTCTGAATAATCTTGCTGTAAACGAGCGTAATCATTCATTCCTCTTCCAGTTTCTTGTTTATATTTTAGGTAAGCCGCTACATCTTCAGGCAAATCTTCTGCCTCCTCACGTTTGCTAATTAACTCATCCATGGAGTTAACTTCCTTACCATACCTTTTTTCAATAAATGAAAGAACATCTTCTTCATTAACCTCTGGTGGCTGTGTAAACGCCGGAGGCTCTTCTTCAACTGGAGGCGTTTCAGCCTCTTCTTTTATTTCTTCTTGTACTCCCTCCTCTTCTTTTATATCTTCCTGTACATCTTCCTGTACTTTTTCTTCCTCTTTCACCTGCTCAGCCTCAACAGGCTGTTCAGTAGCTTCTTGTTTTTGCTCGTGCTTTTCTAAAAGCTCTTGCTCTATTTGTTGAGTAGATTTCTCTTCTACATCAGTTACTTCTCTTACTTTTATATCCATTTGATTTGATTTAATTTATTTTGCAAAGTTACGTAAAATATAGACACACTATCTAGGCTCAAATTCAGCTAAGTCAAACCCATCTAAAGAATCTTCGTTAGACTCAAAGTTTTTAGGAGGTAAATTGTTTTTACGCTGATTTATTAACTCAGATTGTTGTGTATTTTGTTGACTAATTCTATCGCTTTTAGCTTTTTCTTTTTCATCTTCCCTGTCACTAATTTGCGATTGAGTTATTCCTTGTAGTTGAAGGTTATATTGAAACTCCTGCGCCATTAATTGAGATTTTAATTGAGCTTCTGTTTTTTGTTTTTCAATTTCAAAAGCTATATCTGCCTGCCTATACTTCATTTTAGCTTGAGTTTCCATTTCTATTTTTTGTGCAGCTACTTGAGCAGCCATTTGTTGAGACTGTAATTGTTGTTGAGATATTACAGCTTGCTTTTGAAGCTCTCTCTTTTCATCAGCCTCCTCTTTAGCTTTTCGTTTTACTTTTAATAATTGATTAGCTAATTTTAAATTCTTTATCTCTCTTATATCAATAGCGTCTTCCAGGTTAATATCCCCTTTAGATAATGCCATTTGTATGTTCTGTTCAAGCATAGCTTTTTGCTCTTCATCAGGAGAAAGTTCAATAAATATTCCAAAGTCATAAATATATAACTCTGCTATATCTCCAAGTATACTTACATTATATTTTCCAATTTTATTTATAAAATCTTCTTTAAAGTCAGAATATTCTAATACATCTGCTACCCTATAAGTCAGCGCTTCTGCTAACGTTCTATATATGTAAAGACTTCCATCTAATATATGACGGGTAGCAGTGTTAGAACTTAATGCAGCTAATTTTTGAACACCTACTAAGGCATCTGAATTAGCTATAGTACCGTCTCTAGCTTCATTTAAGCCTGTTACAGCTCGAATCATATCTAGGTAGTGGTTAAGGTTTGCTATAAGCATTTGTGTCTTAGAAGCGCCTGAATTGCTTGTGAGCTGTTGTATAGGAACTTTACCTTGGTTATAATCTCCTTCTTGCGTATAACTTCTACCAATTACACTACCAGTTTGGAAATATAATCTTAATGCGTCTTGCGGATTATACGCCGCACCTGTTCCTAAATCTACTTCGTTTAAACCATCTGCATCAATATATACTCCATCTGGAACTGTTCTAGCTATTACTTGTTGAAGTTTTAAATGAGTCATTTGGATTAAGTCTGCATAAGGAATCATTCTTCTTACTAAGGACTCCACTACTCCTTTGTACATTCTAGGCGCAACTGCAACATAGTTTGGTATTGCATGCTGAGAAGCTGACTTAGGTCTTACCATATTTTTAGCAAGCTCCCACTTAAGTATAATGTTAGTCCCCATTACCATCACGCCTTCATACCACACGTCTATCGTTTTTTCAATTTTTTCAAAATTTCCTTCTTCCATCATTTCTTCTGGAGGATTAAATCCATCATCCTTTTCTATCATCTTCATATTACCATTATCGGAAACTTTCTTTTTGTAAACTATTTTTTTAGTTGTCTTATAATTAAAATACATTAACGTACATGTATCTCTGTAAAAAATATCGTTTTCATAAAACTGTGCTACATTAAAATAGTTAAACCAAGTTTGGCTGTACTTTGATATTTTATCTAAATCTTCTCTGGTTAATGTAGGGTCTATTTTATTAAGCTCTGTAATTGGAACAGTTTTAATTTCGCCCCAATAAAAACAATCTTTAAAGTGAGGGTCTTCTGTATAGCTATATACAATATTTGCTGGGTCAACATAAGATATATCTACTCCTGCGCCTGGTAAAAATTCATGTTTAGCTACTGCCATTCCTGTTACCATTATATCGTAATCTAACCTTTTACGTATATCATCATAATGATTTTCAGCAAACATTGTGTCAATAGCTTCTTCTTCCGCAATTTCAATAGCAGGCTTGTAGTTTAAGTTCATATAAAGACTTAACTCTTCATCGCTTGCAGGTAATTCATCGGGATTCATAATAAAAGGGTCAAAGCCTGTCCCTTCTTGAATAACGCTTAACACATCCTTAGCCGCCATCTGCCCCTCAATCATTTCTTGATATTTATTTCTTTTAGATTGAGACAAGGCGTCTTGAGCATAGGCGTTTACTTTAAAAAGCCTGTCAGACATTCCATTTACCACTATATCAACAAATTTTGGAATTATAGGCACAGGTGTCCAGTCTAAGTTAAGGTAAGATAAATCTCCATCTACAGCTAACTCATTTTTATATTTTGCTATAGATTGTTCTCCTCGTGCGTATAAGCGCAGTCTATTAAAATCTCTCCACTGTTGATAGTATCTACAACCAGTAGAGTCTTTTCTAAACCATTCGTATTGTATTGCTTGTCCAATTTGTAATCCAAACTCGTAAGTTTCCTTTTCTGCGTCTGAGACAAATTGACTAGGAAATCCTACAGATGAAATATTTATTGTAACTTCTTTCATCTCATTAATTCACTTAAAATTCCTTTATTATTATATCTTGCAAAGTTAAGGTTTATTTTTGATTGTTTTTGTTCAGGTAAATACAAATTCTTTTGATTAGCCATTATAGCTAACCCTGAACTAATACTAGCATCAAATCTCGTTCTGCTACTTATATCAAATCTTGCCCAGTCCTCTAAAGTTCTGGTGAAATACATAGAGCCCATTTCTCCTATAGGTCTATAGGTAGCGTCTAAATCCATTCCGACATATTTTTCTATATATGATTCTATAGCCGCTGCGTGAGACTGCTTAACATCTTCAGAGGTGTTGGGTATTCCTCCTAATTCTTTTTCTGTTTTAGATAATTTATTATAATGTTTATCTGGCCTGTTCATACAAAACCCCCTGTATCCTCTATTTTTAAAGTGGTAAAGCAATCTAGGTTTATTGTTTTCCACAAGTATCGGCATACTATAAAACACACACGCCATTAATACTTCTTCAAAAAATATCTCAGCTGTTTGAGGGCGTGCTACATATTCTAAAAAAAATTCATTACTAGGAGCTTCTTCCATGCTGAATTTAGTTAATCCATGCAAAGCCCCGTTAGAACCTCCTCCACCTACAGTTCCCGATATATCATAAGAGTCACATCCAAATGCCCCTATATGTTCGTTAACAGGAAAATACATCCCGTGTTTTTGTATTTTTTTGTTAGTTAATATTTTTTTAGGAGTCCAAGTTATCTTAAATCTTCCCCTGGAATCTGGCGTCCAGATTACTTCTGAATCTTTTTGTCCATCTTTCCAATAAAATCTTCCTCTTGTTACGTGATGCTCCATAATAAGAGAATCATTATAATCTATTTGACTGTATATTTTAGTTAAATTAAATAAAGATGACTGACTCTCGTCTCTAAATGCGTGAGACTCAGTTCTAGGAAACTGTCTATAATATTCATTAAGCGCATCTGCATCTTTTTTTAAAGACTCTACTTCTGCTTCCCAATAATCTATTGCTCCTACGGTAATCATTTCATCATCAACTCCTAATACCGGTTTCTCAGGAGTTCTAAAAACAGGCATTCCATATTTATCTATAAAACCTTCCATGTTCCATTCCATTGGGATAAACAAAGAGTATAGTCCGCTTTTAGTTTGTCCGTTTGCATTACGGTTAGCTATATTAGAATCTTCAAATAGTTTCTTAAAGTTATCACCACCCTTACTTAACGCATTAGAGGTAGAGCCCATCATACATTTTCCAATTATTTTACTTCCTAATCTCAAACAAGTTTTAGTTACCCTCCAGTTGTTTTGAATATTGTTAGGTTTTATCCATTTACCCGATTCATCGTGAACTAATAATAATAACTTCTCTCCATCATAAGAGTTGTCGTCAGTATTTTTCCAGTCAATAGTGGTATCTAGCCCTGTTAATTCTTCGTCTACTTCATCATACATATTTTTTTTAGTAATCTTAGAAGCTGGAACTCTAAACGCTAGTTCTGTTTTAGGTTTATCCATCCCGTCCTGAATAGGTTTAAAAAAGAAAGGAAGCCTATTAGCAATAGGCACAACCTTATCAGTAAACATTTTTTTTGCATCCGCTCCTGTTTTAGATAAAATACCTACTCTTGAATCTCTAACTAATGTTCCTGTGTTTATACATTCAGAAGACCCCATAAAAGAAAATCCAGAACGTCTTATTTTTAAATAGTCTAACCCAAAACATCTTTTGTCGGCTTTACACGCTTCCCAATAAATAAAAAATATTCTATTAGCTTCTCTAAAATCAGGATATCCAACATCAATACTTGTCCACTGTAAGTACATATAATGAGAACCTGTTATATAGGTAGGTTTGCCATTATTATAAAACCAAAAACCAAACTCTCTTTTATCAAACTCTGCCTCTATATAATCCACCCATTTAGATTTAAACTGAGGAGGGTGTTCGTTCCACTGAAATATAGAGTTAATTCTACTAAGCTCTCTTGGAAGCTCATCTCTTTCCCAGTATTGTTTTTCTTTTTTATCTGAACGTTTATAAGTATCTTTGGGCGTAGGGGGTAATCCAATCGCTAATCCATTAACATTTATTATCTCTCCTACTTGTCCACTTTTAGAGATTACTACAAAATCATATTTTTCGTTATACCCATATAGCCAAGTGCGAGCTCGATTCTTTTTAGTAAAAACAGCTTTAGGCACATAATCTTTAATGACGTGATATAAATTATTTTGAGCGTCTTTCTGCAAATCCTTGTTTTGTATTAGTTTTTTCTATTTTATCTCCTGACTCTAAAACCTCTTCTTCTGCATCTATCTTATTAAGTATATCAAAGGCATCAAATATAGCGAGCTTCTTTGTGGCTGCTGCATTTTTTAATCTATCAGCTGCCAGCTCATCTTCTGGGTCAGGTTTAATTATATCTTCTTTAGCTACCTTTATTAATTGCTCTACAGCTCTACGTCCTGCTTGTATAATACTTTTTTTTAATTCTTCTGAGTTCATAGTTTTAATGTTATTTGATGGTCATACATACGATATAGTTTTTCATCATCTACAGTAAACTCATATTCACTGTCGGGTTTAAAACAAATTCTATCTCCCTTTTCAACTCCTTTAGAAGATAAGTATTTATTAGGGTATTTCATAATTCCTATCAAAGGTTCTTCTGTTCCTAGTTTAGATACAAAAGATTCTTCTTTAGGTATAGGTTTTACAAAACAATACCTATCATGACAGTACCACTCACCTTTGTGCTTATACATAAAGAACTGGTCGTTTTCAATAAAAAATAAATTGTCTTTAAAAAAACTCTTTCCGCTTTTTTGCCTTCCCTTCATGTCGTTGTAAAACTTAAACACGTTATGATGAACTAAAAGAATGTCTCCTTTTTCTATTTGTCCGTTATATCCTATAGGAGTTGCTACCACTTCTGCCTCTCGGTTAGCAGCTTTATGGTTTTCTTCTGAGGTGCTGGTTATAATTTCCATTCCTTCTATGGTCTTAGTATTTTTATAACGCTTATCATCTACAGGTTTAACGATAAAATAAAAAGGTGACTTCATTAAAAATTTATATTATATTCTATTGAGACTGGCATATTTGAATTAAACTCTTTCCATAATAGTATTTCATCATTTTGCTGTATCCATATTTTTACACTATTAGACTGCTGTACATACTGAATAAGATGAATGGTGTATTTCCCTCCTAACACTTCTTGCCCTACTATGTAGTGCATGGCATCCGACTTATAGTTAGAGCCTATAGAGATTTTTCTTATATCCATTGTATTAGATTAAATTTAACTACAAAGATATAAATTATTTATCTGCCTTGACCTTTGTATCTTTTAAGATAATTTTTAGAAGATTTAAGTTTAGAAGATTTAGTTTTAGCATGAACACCCGGTCTTCTTTTTTTAGGCTTTTCTAGATAAACAAAAAGAATATTTCTTCTAGCCATTATTTTTGTTGAATAGTCTTAAACTTCTCCGCTCCCCTCGAACCGAAGTATGCTACATAGACGGTAATAAGCAAGCTTTTTAGTAAATCAACCCAACCGCTATCTACATCAAACTCTAAACCGGTGCTATCAATAAAGATTAGTAAAACCATAGATATAGTTAAGAATATTAACGCCATTGGACGAGTGTTCTTGGACATCCAAGAATCCGACTTCATGTCGCTGGCCCATCTTTTAGAAACTTCCTGCATCTCTACAGTATCTTGTTCTAAAAGCTTGAGAGCTTTCTCCTTGTCCTCTGGCGGGAGCTCAGGGTCTTTTTTAATGAGGTTTTTAACAACTCCCATTATCCCTCTATCTGGCAATACATCTCCCATATTGGAAATGATTCCAGAGCCTGCTCCTAGTAAGAATTTACCTACCGCAGTGTCTTTTAACTTTTTCTTTTCTTTGCCCATTTGATTTTTTTTGTTTTTCTTCCGGCTGCCTGCTTGTACCCGTTAAGCATATAGCGCCTAGCCATTTTCTCTATTCTTTTTAAACCCATACATTAAATTTGCTCGTAGTGTGTTTTGCCGTTTTTCTTATACGCTTTTAAACACCTACCCCTGTTTTCGTTGTTATTGACATAAGAGACATGTACCCAATCAGGGTTTACGTCATTGCCAAACTCCCATATCAACTGGTCAAAGTTAAGGTTATTCTTTATATAGTCAAACATTTGTGCGTTAGTTTTATGCCCATACGTGTCATCTATATCTATAGCTTTTCCTTGACAATGCTGTGAACGCTCACTTCCTCCTATAGCAGAATTTAATTCTTTACATCTAAAAAATGAATTTATTTTAATTGGGCCTCCTACCCATTCTCTTAATGGTTCAAAGATTGCTTGAGCAATAGTTCTCATATTTCCAAGCTCATAAGCATCAGGATTGTTATCTATGTTTAATCGTAAAGCAGTGTTGGATTTTATCCCTTCTTTAAATGATATGTGTTCACTTATTTTTTCCATTTTCCAGTAGTTGCCAAATTTTGATTACTGTATAGATTAAGGTGGCTATAATTAATAAGCCTTGTAGAACCTGATTTATTTCTGATATACTTATAACGTAAACAATAACTCCCAGAAATGTAGGTTCAAAATCTGACATTATTCTTCAGTTGTTATTTCATCCCAGCTTTGAGTTTCCTCATTCCAAGAATATTTTTTATCATCCTCTGGCATTGGTGTAGGCGCTTGCCAATCAAAGTTATCGTCTAATGACCAGCTTGGGTATGGTTGAGGTGAAATAAAAACATCATTGTCAGAATCGTAAGTAAACCCTATTCCAGCAAATTGTTTTCTCATATTATTATTATATGAGGTTTGTATCCACCTTGAATGACCTAATAAGGTTTCGCAAAAGTCTATTCCTTTTTGTTCTACCTCATTTCCTTCATCATCTTCTACCTCATTATTGTGTACCACTATCACCTGTTGTACTATATTGTTTTCGTCAAGTTCTGCAAAATGTGCCATAATTTATTTTTTACAAAGTTAATTAAATTTTATTTATGAGTGGACATACGTTCCACTACCTGTATAAGTTAATACTGTTTCTTCGCCTATTGTTGTAACGGTTGGAGAACCTGTAGTTG